AACGGCTTGGGTTATGAGTACGCCTACATTGACGTACCCAACATGGACTTGGGCGACATTGCCATGCCGGTAATCGACCACGACTCCAAGACTACCCGCTACTATCCTAACGCTAGGTTCAAGATTCATGAAGGCAAGCCCCTTGTCATCATGCTTGACGAATTTTCAAAGGGCGCAGACCCAGTGAAGAACATGCTTCACCCTATGCTAGAGAAGGCTAACCCTAGACTAGGTGACATACCATTGCCGACCGATGGAGACAGACAGACCATTGTGTTTCTAACAGGCAACCTATCGACTGATGGTGTGGGCGATAACCTAAAAGCACATAGCCGTAACCGCTTAGTGCCCGTGACGATCAGCAAACCCGATGCCGAGCAATGGATTGAGTGGGCGATCAACAAGGGTATCGAGCCCGAGGTGATTGCGTGGGTGAATCGTTTCCCTCATGCAATGGCTAGCTACACAGACGCAGGGCAAGGCGACAACCCCTACATCTTTAACCCTAAGAACTCTCAGAAGGCTTTCGTATCACCACGCTCGTTGGAGACAGCGTCTAACATTGTTAGGTCTCGTAAAGATAACGACCCTGAGACTGTGATTGCGGCTTTGTCAGGTGCGGTGGGTGAATCAGCGGCTCGGGATATGCAAGCATACATAGAGTTCTCAGATCAATTGCCAACGTGGGAGTCAACGATCACGCATCCCAAGACCACGGCAATACCTACGTCAGCCGGTGCATGTGCCATTGTTGTATTCGGTGCTATTGCTAGGGTGGACAAGACAACGATTGCCCCATTCATGGAGTACTTGGAGAGGTTCGATGCCGAGTGGCAAGCGGTGTTCGCTATCAACATAGCCAAGACACCAAGCAAACAGAGCATTGCGTTCAGTTGCAAGGCGTTCGCTGATTGGGTTGCCAAGAACCATGACTTACTCTGAACCCGAAGATGGTTGGCTTGAGTCTGACCCGTTTACCTATACCAAGCTACATGAAGCGGGTTATGCGGTGGGTGGGTATCAGGATGACGATGACAAGCAACGATACGTACTGTACCAAGTGGGGCGTGGCAAGAATGGCGACTTCCGCAAGGTGCATGACTTTGCAACTTTACAGGAGTTACAACTTATGGCTAGGTTACTAATCGAAGGAGGTATGTGATGACGTTCAATGGAACTGCGGCTACCGATTTCAGAAGGTACTACGCTAGATGGGTGACTACTTATCTTGACGGCAACCTAGCAGTCACGGGTTACTGTGTATATGACGGGCAGGATTGCAAGACTTTGTTCGAGCATGAGAGCCGAGAGGTGTGTGAAAAGTTAGCGAATATATTAAACGAAAGGACATAACAATGTTAGAAGAACGTAAATTGCAGAAGGCCAAGATCACGCTTATGCGTAACCCCAAGTTCGCCTTACTCCAAGGTGTAATGATGGTTGGTCGTACGAGCGTAGTGGATGACATACCCACTGCGTGTACCAACGGACGAGACGAGAAGTATGGGCGTAAGTTCGTGGCGATGCTAACCGATAAGGAACTGGCATTTCTTGTGGCGCATGAGGTGTCACACAAAATGTATCGGCATTTGACTACATGGAAAAAACTCCATGACCAAGACTCAAGCCGTGCCAACAAAGCTTGTGACTACGTTATTAACTACATGCTCAAGGAACTCGACCCCAACGAGGATGTGATTGCCATGCCCAAGTACAAGGATGGTAAGCATAAGGGTGAGCGCATGGGACTGTATGACGCACAGTACAAGGGCATGAACTCCAAGCAAGTGTTCGACTTACTCAAAGATGAGGAAGAGGGCGGTGGCGATGGTGACGGGCTTGATGAGCATGATTGGGATGGCGCAGATAAGCTAAGCGAGGAAGAGAAGAAAACCCTTGAGCGTGAGATCGACCAAGCTATTCGTCAGGGTGTCATGGCGCATGAGAAAGCACACGGCAAAGGTGCGGGTGGTGTGGGGCGTGAGATTGATGAACACTTGCAACCCAAGATCAACTGGCGTGAAGAACTACGTGAGTATGTGAAAGCTACATGCCACAACAAGGACACATCATCGTGGCGCAGAGTCAACCGCAGATACATATCTAGCGGTGTGTATATGCCTAGCATGATAGGTGAGAAGGTGGGGCATATCGTAGTAGGCATAGACACATCGGGCTCCATCGGTGGGAAAGAACTCGATGAATTCTTAGCCGAGGTGAAAGGTGTGGCCGAGGAAGTTAGCCCCGAGATGGTTGATCTTATCTATTGGGATGGTGCAGTGGCAGGGCATGAGAAGTATGAGGGTGCGGAAGTATCTAACATTGTTAGCTCGACCAAACCAAGCGGAGGTGGGGGCACTGACCCTAGTTGCGTATCTCAATACTTGCGTGACGAAGCTATCAAGCCCGAGTGCATCATTATCTTGACCGATGGTTATGTACCCAACTGGGGTAGTGAATGGACAGCGCCAACTATGTGGGTAGTAGTAGGAGGTAATGATGCGATTTCTGACAATGGCAGAACGATTCATATTCAAGATTAAAGTAAGGAGGAACAAAATGATCGTGATTGACTTAGGCTACCGCAAGGTAGTGCTTACTAAAGAAAAGGCAATGCTGTTAATGGATTGCTTAGAGAGCGCAGAAGTATATGAAGAAAAGTACTGGGGTGAGGAAAAGCGCAAAGAGTTAGGCATGACTGAAACGTACACACACCATGTGTACCCAAACGATAACAATTTCAGTATGCAGATTATGAGTGACAGTAAATATCAAATGGCTAAGTTAGCCGGTAAACCACAGGAGAAATGAAATGAGTATTAGTGCATCAGCAGTGTTAGTGGAATTGAACATAAGCGTGTGGCCTGCATCAAAGCTAGACCGCGATACAACAGCGCAAGTGAATACTGACGCATCAGCAGTCGTAGACGCGGCGCGTGTCCATAAGAATCTATTTGCAGGCACTAGCTTGCGTAAAGAGATCGAGAACTTTGCCGCCAAGGTTAGGCTTTATCACAATCAGCGAACCCTGCCATGGGCAGACAAAGGCGAGCGTATGTTGCCGACTGCATTGTTTATGGAATACAAGCAGACCATGAACGCATACGAGCAGACGTTCGACACAATGTGTAGCTCATTCTTTCACGCATACCCTGAACTAGTGAAGGATGCGCCTACGCACCTAGGCAAGATGTACAAGGCCGAGGACTACCCCGAGCTTGAAGATGTAAAGTTGAAGTTTGGGTTTCGCAGAACTGTGAAGCCTGTACCCGAGGCGGGTGACTTTCGCTTAGACATACCTGCGAATGACTTAGAGGAGATGCGAGCTGAGTTCAATGCACAACAAGACAACAAGCTAGCTGACGCTATGCGTGAGCCATGGGAACGCTTACATGAAATGCTAGTAGGCATGTCTAAGAAGCTCGACGATACATCGGGTGGTAAGAAGCGGTATCACGATACGTTAGTAAGTAACCCGCTAGAGCTATGCGCCTTGCTTACTAAGATGAACATTACCAACGACCCCAAGTTGGAGGAAGCACGCAAGGAACTAGAGCTAACAATGTTAGGTACTAACATAGAAGCAATCAAGGAAGACGAGCATCATCGCACCGAGGTGAAAGCCAAGGTAGATGCAATCATTAAAAAGTTTGAATGGTAAGGAGTAGATCATGGATGCAAGCACCGCAATGACATTGAGTAACGTCACCTTTAGCGAGAAGCTATTGAATGGTAGGCGTAAGACCGACTTTGATTTCGTGGTGGAGAAACCGCTTAATGAGATCATGTGGAAGGTCATCACTGAGAACCCGTCATGGGAGTTCCGAGTGCTAGAGTATTACGGACAAATCAAGAGTGAGACTGCGGATACCCGTCCACGTTTGACTATTGGTAAGTTCGCAGTATTCAAAGATGGGGAAGAGATTGGCAAGATCGACCGAGACTATCGGTACGATGCGGGTGGTCACATATTCTCTATCTCTAGCAACGCCATTAGGCACGAGCGCGAGCGTGTGGGCGCGTATCGCACTAAGGATGCTAAGAAAGCCCTAGCCGCTATCAAGAAAACATTCAGCAACAAGAGCGTAGCTGAGCGTATGAATGATGCGTTGGGAGAAGCTAATCGAGTTGTTAGTAGGCAAACAAGTCAGAAGCGTGGTAACCATCAGAGCGCCTTGCATAGCCTCATACCGCTTATGAAAGCCTTTGCGTTTGTGCAACATGCAGAGGACTTCAAAAAATATGCGATAGTCAATGGACAAGCGCATCAACTAGCGAAGATACGAGAGGCGGAGGCTGAGATGCTAACTGTTACTGACATAGAAGCTAAGTTCAAAGCCGATAAGGGTACGAGCCTAGTGTTGTTATCTAATGGAAAGTACGTAGTTAAAACAGGTGACGAAGTACAACTTTACGATGATAATACGCTCCCGCTTGATATGAGAGGTAAGTTAGGTATGTTGAAGTTAGTAGAGCCTGAGCAGATGATCGAAGGTGTGGGTTGCCGAGCCACTACCGAAGTCTTTGTTTTACTTACCGCAGAGCGGGAACTGGCATAACAAACAGGCTAACAATGTTAGGAGAATCCAAATGAAAGATGAAATGAAATACCAATCAAAAGCAATCCCACTGCGGTTGTGTACCGACCCAAAGTTTAAATACCGCAACGCTTCACAAACGGACGTACGTAGAACATGGCGCAAGGCCCGCCTACTTATGTTGCTGACAAATGGAGCCGCTTATGAAAGCCGTACTTGAGTTTGAGTACCCCGATGACGAATACAAACTACAACATGCAATGCGAGGTACTGAGTACTACGATGCGTTGTGTGAAATAGATAACATATTGGCGATGCCGTATACCAAAGCAGACGCATACGGCAGGATTAAAAAAGTAATTTTTGAAGTATTGGAGGGAACATGAAAGAAGATGACGATGACATTCAAGAATATGAATCAGGATGGCGTAAGAGACAGATTGCTATGGGAAAAGAATACAACTACGAACGTGATATGCGTAATCGAACGCTAGAAGAAGTAGCCCTTGAGTTTGACAAGATGAAAAACTTTGGGGATACGTCAGCATCCTTTGCAGTATACGTACGGGGGATGAAAAGATAATGCCGAGACCTAAACCGCCCGAGCCACTTAAAGGTCGCAACATGCGAATGTCTGATATTGAGTGGCTTATGTTTAAAGAATTAGGAGGAGCCGACTGGCTAAGAAAGTATGTTAAGCAAAAAGCAAAGTACCCAAAAGGATACTACGAAGCCCTTGTCAAACAAGGTGCTGACTCAGGAAGAGCTAATGGCGTGGTGGCCGTTCACACGGCTAGACCCGAAGCGATTCCCCAAACCAAAGAAGCCACAACAGGATTATGAGGAGGCAACATTTTGATTGCAAATAAAGAATGCTATGAGAGAGGATGCGCTTGCTACGACAGCCGAGTGGATGGTGAGGGTATTGAAGTAGTAGCAAAGCATGAGACAACAATGAAACCATTAGCATGGTATGACCCAACTAACCGCATGGTCAGCACAGACAAAGACAGCCATTTGTTTACACCGCTTGGTCAGGTGTGGCCTTTGTATACAAAACAAGGAGAAGAACAGTGACCACAGGAATTGAGTATTTGAAAGTAGAGAAGAAACGCAAGGGGCGGGGGCTTGGTAAGAAACCCGCTTTAGCTTGCACGAGCTTGCGACTACCGAAGGAGGTGATGGATTATTTCGACACCAACCATCGAATGTCAAAGCAAGCCAAAATGAGAGAAGTTCTTACCGAGTACGTTAATAAACAAACAGGAGTTAAACCATGATTAAAAAAGTAACCAAAGCCGCACAAGTGCGTAGCTACGTAGCCGCAAACCCTAAAGCTAAACCCGCAGAGGTAGCGAAAGCTATAGGTGTTGGGCTTCAGTACGTATACACAGTGCTGTGGAACGCAAAGAAGAAGGCGGGAGTTAAAAAGAAAGCTACGCTTACATTGCCCAAAATCAAGAAGGCTATGGCAGAGCATAAAAAAGTAATGGATGACACGATAAAAGGTTGGAAGAATCTTTCGGTTGGTACAACGGAAATTCCAATGTTTGAAGGTACATCCAGTAGACTTGCTGAACTTTCAATTCGACCTAAGATGCGTATGCAAAGTAGCGATGGAACACAACGTGAATTGTTTGACGCAGTAGATCACCCTGCCCATTACAAGGTAGGTGGAATCGAGACCATTGATTTTATCGAAGCAAAGAAGTTGGGGTACAACCTTGGCAACGTGGTGAAGTATCTGACTCGTGCTGACTACAAAGGCAACAAGTTGGAAGACTTGCGCAAAGCTCAGTGGTATCTGACACGCGAGATTAGCGCACTGAAGTAAAACGACCTAACAATGTTAGGGTATATCCTAGCCGCCTACGGGCGGCTTTTTTACGTCTGTACTATTGACAAAGTCAAACAAGGTGCTATATTCACTCCATAAATAACTGGAGTATTAGATGGCAACCACACCCGAGGCCAAGGTCAAAGCAAAGATCAAGGCAATCCTCAAAGCCTACAGAGCTTACTACGCCATGCCCATCGGTACGGGCTACGGAAGCAGTGGCGTCCCCGATTTTTTAGTTTGTCTCAATGGAGAGTTCTTGGCTATCGAAGCCAAGGCAGGCAAAGGCGTGCCCACTGCATTGCAAGAAAAAAACCTTAAACAAATAAAAGAAGCAGGGGGCAGGGCTTTAGTCATCAACGAAGAAGACCTTGAACTAAACATACTTGAAGCCATATTAGACAACATGCTATGAAAATAATCACAGTAGACTTTGAAACCTTTTACTCACGCGAGGTAGGGTTTGCAAAGCAGACTACCGAAGAGTACATTCGTGACCCGCAGTTCCATGTCGTAGGGGTATCAGTGCAGGTAGATGACGGAGAGCCAGAATGGTTCAGCGGAACGATGGTTCAGACTGCCGAGTACCTTAAACAATTCGATTGGGCAAATTCACTGGCACTAGCCCACAACGCCATATTTGATGGGGCAATCCTGAGTTGGCATTTCAACATTAAACCAAAGGGTTGGTTGGACACACTCTCCATGGGCAGAGCATTGCATGGCACTAACGTAGGGGGCAGTCTCAAGGTGCTAGCGCAGTACTACGGCATTGGTGAGAAGGGCACAGAAGTTGAGAACGCCCTTGGTTTGAGACGGATCGACTTTCCCCCCGAACAGTTATTAAGGTATGGGGAATACTGCATGAACGATGTAGCCCTGACATGGGAATTGTTTGGCAATATGAGCGCAGGGTTTCCACAAGTAGAGCTGCGGCTAATTGACTTAACCATACGCATGTTCACAGAACCGTCTTTGGCGCTGGACTTGCAAGTACTCGGTGACCACTTGGAGTCAGTAAAAGATTTGAAGGCAATGGCACTAGGGGCTTACGAAAAAGAAGACATGATGAGCAACCAAAAGTTTGCCATTATGTTGCAAGCCGCAGGCGCTACACCGCCAATGAAGATCAGCCCCGCCACAGGCAGAGAGACTTACGCATTCTCTAAGACGGACGAAGAGTTTAAGGCATTGCTAGAACACAACAGCCCCGCAGTACAAGCGTTGGTATCCGCACGCCTAGGTACTAAGTCGACCATTGAGGAGACGCGAACCGAAAGGTTTATTGGGATTGCCAAGCGAGGACTTATGCCAGTTCCCCTGCGATACTATGCGGCTCACACAGGGCGATGGGGCGGTGATGACAAGCTCAACCTACAAAACATCCCACGCAACTCCCCCCTGAAAAGCGCTATCTTTGCGCCAACAGGATACGTGATGATCGACTCAGACTCATCACAGATTGAAGCACGTACGCTAGCATGGCTTGCGGAACAGAACGACTTAGTGGAGGCATTTGATCGTGGCGAAGACGTATACAAAATCATGGCATCTGCTATCTATGGCAAGGACGTCTCGCAGATTACAAAGGACGAGAGATTCGTTGGTAAGACCACTATCCTTGGCTGTGGGTACGGGATGGGCGCGGCAAAGTTCCAAGCTCAACTCAAGAACTTTAATGTGGCGATTGAACTGGATGAAGCCAAGAGGATTATCAACACTTACCGCGAAACGTATCCGAAAATTACTGCGCTTTGGAAGAAAGCGGGCCTAGCCCTTGAAGCCGTACTGCGTAATAGCGCAATGGGATTGGGCAGGGACAGTGTCCTTAAGATCGAGGGAAACAACGGCATCCTTTTACCAAATGGTTTGTACCTGCGTTATCCGAACCTGCGCATACTTCAGAGTGACGAAGGTAAGGCCGAGATGGTGTATGACACCAAGCGGGGCAAAGCTACTATCCCTAACCGAATCTATGGCGGCAAGGTCATTGAGAATGTCTGCCAAGCCTTAGCCCGTATCGTGATCGGTGAGCAGATGCTATTGATCGCCAAGAAGTACAAGGTTGTGATGACTGTGCATGATGCGATTGCTTGTATTGCGCCGACACCCGAGGCTCAGACTGCGCAAGAATACGTAGAGATGTGTATGCGCGTGCGTCCCAAGTGGGCACTTGACCTACCACTTAATTGCGAGGCCGGATACGGCAAAAATTATGGCTCTTGCTAAATCTAACAGGCCGTACGGCAAAATAAACAAAGGGCAGACCATACCCTACGGCACGATGGTAGGCGCAAGCAAAGAACTGCGTGAAACGTATTACTTTTACGGATACAAAGAAGACTCGATGTTGCCTGAGCTACCCTGCCCACCCGAGGAAGAACAATACATTGACCCCGACTACGAGATATACAAGAAAGAGTTAGCCGAGCAAGTCAAAGATATGTTGGATAGCCTTACACCGAGGGAAGCTAAAGTATTGCGTATGAGGTATGGGATTGAGTTGGACTGCGACTACACCCTAGAAGAAGTTGGCAAAAGGTTTGCAGTCACACGCGAGCGCATTAGGCAGATTGAAGCTAGAGCAATGCGTAAAATGTTTAACCCCTTCCGTAATTCAGTGTTGAGAAGCGTGTGGATGCCCGAGCAGTACTACGAGACAACCGAGGACAAAAGGCGCGAGATTGAATCGCGGCAAAGAGAATGGCAAGACGCTAGAGAAAGACAACAACGTATTCACTACAGAGAAAAAACCATGCCCCCTGAGCAGAAGGGTTTGTGGGGGGAACTTAAACCCGCGCTTGAAGATGCGGCATGGGTTAGGGGTTTAAAAATATCAAAGCCCGACATGTACCAAGAATTAAAGGAATTGGTAGGCGATCTGTGGGGTATGAGCGCAAAAGACATTTGGAAGAAGTACACAAAGGAAGACTTATGAAGCAGTTAATTTGGTCGTTCAGCAGTCTCAAGACTTTTCAGCAGTGCCCTAAGAAGTACTATCACACCAAGGTTGCCAAGGATGTAGTCGAGGGCGATACAACCGCTACGTTGTACGGCAAGGAGATGCACACAGTTGCCGAGGAATACATCCGAGATAGCACGCCCATACCTGAGAAGTTTGCGTACATTAAGTCTTCTCTAGATAGACTAAACGCCATCCCCGGGGAGAAGCATTGCGAGGTAAAGCTAGGGCTAACCAAAGACCTAGAACCCTGCGAGTTCTCAGCCGAGGGCGTGTGGTGGCATGGGATTGCCGACTTGGTTATCTTAGACCGCGAGAAGAAGCTGGCCTACTCGGTTGACTACAAGACAAGTAAGAACGCACGCTATGCCGACATGGGTCAGCTAGACCTGATTGCCGCCGCCTTGTTTGCCAAGTACCCTGAGATCGAGCGTGTTAAGTCTGCGCTTATGTTCGTAGTCAGTAAAGAATTCGTCAAGGCCGAGCATGACGCCAAGATGAAGTCAGTGTATGTGCAACGAGTACTGCCCGACATTGAGCGGCTCGAAGGCGCATTCATGAGCGGGGTGTGGAACCCCAAAACAGGGCCACTTTGCAAGTGGTGTTCAGTAAAGCAATGTGAATACAACAAAGGATAAATCATGTCAGATGATTATGTACGCGCACGTAATACAGACCCCTCGACAAGTCACGAGGCGGCAGATAAAGTAGAGGGGTTCGCCCATGCCCATTACTATCAAATACTTCAAGCTCTGCTAGACCATGGCCCGCTTGGTAAGGATGGTATTGCTAAGGCGGCAAATATGAATAGTCGTGAAGATGGCGTTGCTGTATCCCGCCGACTGCCTGAGTTGCAAAAGATGGGTTTAGTATCTCCCACAGGCGAGAAAGTTCAGTCGCGTAGCGGATGTAGCGAACGTGAATGGGCTATTAACGAAGCCGTATACCAAGAAAGAGTTAAACAAAATGCCTTACGTAAACAAACCAAGACCCTATAAAAAAGAGTATCAGCAACAAGTTGCCCGTGGTGAGTTGCCTGACCGGATGGAGCGTCAGCGTGCCCGTAATGAGTACGACAAGAAGCACCCCGACAAGAACAATGATGGCACTGCCGATTCTAGGGAGGGCAAAGATATTGCCCACGTCAAGGCGTTGAGCAAAGGTGGCGCTAACAAGGATGGCACGAAGGTGCAGTCCCCAACGGCCAACCGATCATTCAAGCGTAACTCACAGCACAAGTTGGTGACTGAAACAAGCACCAAAGAACGTAAGAAGAAATGAAACTATCAGAGTATGACTGGCCGCGACCACACGGCTTCACCCCGTTCGATCATCAGAAGACCACCGCCGAGTTTTTAATCGGTAACCGCAAGAGCTTTTGCTTTAATGAGCAGGGCACAGGCAAGACCGCATCAGTGATTTGGGCGGTGGATTATTTGATGAAAGTTGGAGTAATTAGCCGAGTGCTTATTGTCTGCCCACTGTCGGTGATGAAGGCCGCATGGCAAGAAGATCTCTTTAAGTTTGCTCTGCATCGCACAGTAGCCGTAGCACACGGTGGAAGAGAGAAGCGCAAAGAAATCATTAACGGACTTGCCGAGTTTGTCATCATTAACTTTGATGGCGTTGAGATCGTTAAGAAAGAAATCATGGCGGGTGGGTTTGATCTCATCGTGATTGATGAAGCGTCTGCATATAAGAACGCACAGACCGACAGATGGAGAACCATGCGGGACATTACCAAAGTGGTCAAGGGTCTGTGGATGTTGACGGGAACTCCGGCGGCTCAGTCGCCTGTGGATGCTTACGGATTGGCAAAGCTTGTAAACCCCAAAGGTGTGTCACCTTTCTTTGGTCAGTTCCGCGACACAGTCATGCACAAAATCAGCGACTATCGTTGGATACCTAAGCCCACTGCGGAAGCAACTGTACACAAGATACTTCAACCCGCTATCCGGTTTGAGAAAGCTGACTGCCTTGACTTGCCCGAGGTTACAGCAGTTGACAGAGAGGCTCCACTCTCACCACAGCAGATGAAGTACTACAACATACTCAAGAAACAGATGTTAATTGAGGCAGCAGGAGAAGAGATTACAGCTATCAACGCCGCAGTAAAGCTCAATAAACTCTTGCAAATCTCAGGCGGCGCAGTGTATTCAGACAACAAAGAAGTGATTGAGTTTGACGTAACCGACCGGCTCAAAGTTATTAAAGAAGTAATTGACGAGTCAAACCACAAGGTGTTGGTGTTTGTTCCATTCACGCACACGATTGAGTTGTTAACCAAATACTTAGTTAAGAACGGCATTACATGCGATGTCATTAACGGGGCTGTGTCTGCTAACAGACGTGCAGAGATCGTCAAAGAGTTTCAAACACGCACTGACCCCAAGGTGCTTGTCATCCAACCGCAAGCGGCATCACACGGGTTAACACTGACTGCGGCTAACACTGTTATTTGGTACGCTCCCACCTCCAGTGTTGAAACGTATCTGCAAGCAAACGCACGCATCGACAGGCCCGGCCAACGCAACCCAATGACTATCGTACACATACACGGAAGCCCAACGGAGAAGCGTTTATATGCTTTGTTGCGTAACAACGTAGCGAACCATAACAAAATAATTGATTTGTACAGAGAAGAATTTCTAGACACCCCTTGACAATGTCAAATGTTGTGTTATATTCGAGTTTTATAAGGAGCATTAGATGGAAGAAGTTGAAGACAAAGTCACCTCCGTAGACTTGGACAGATTGACAGCAATCTATATCAAGATACGCGACAAGCGGGCGGCAAACAAGAAAGTGTTTGAAGCCGAAGATCAAGACCTCGAAGAGCAGATGAAAGTGTTAGCACAAGAAATGCTCGACGTATGCAAAGACATGAATGCCGACAGCATTCGCACCCCACATGGCACGATCATGCGTTCAATTAAGTCACGGTATTGGACGAACGATTGGGATTCAATCTACGGTTTCATTGAAGAGACCGGAGCATTTGGCCTGTTAGAGAAACGACTTCATCAAACAAACATGAAGGACTTTCTTGCTGAGAATCCAGACCTTTACCCCAAGGGGCTAAATGTCGAAAGTGAATACACCGTGGTAGTTAGACGTTCTAAAGAAAGCTGAAAATGAGTAACATTACAATTCTCAACGAAGACCTCCCCGATTTCTTGCAAACCGCAGGAGTTAGCGACCTTACACGACAACTTGCGGGTCGTACCGGAGTTAAGCGCATCGTGCCTAAGAATGGCATTTTCCGTAAGACAGTCGGCGGCGAAGAGATGGGCAAGGTTAAAGGTAACTTACATGCCGTCATTGTTAACGCATCCCCTGCTGTGGGTCGTATCTTCTACGCTAAACAGTGGAGCCCCGATGCCGAGCCAACTGCGCCTGATTGCTTCTCTAACGATGGACGTGCTCCCGATGCGGGATCAACAAACCCACAGGCAGATCGTTGCGACAGTTGCCAACAGAATATTAAAGGCTCAGGCCAAGGTAACTCTAAGGCTTGCCGCTACTCACGTCGCATTGCGCTCGTGTTAGAAGAGGACTTCGGTACATCCCTTGAAGGTTCAGTCTATCAAATGAACTTGGCGTCCAAGTCTTTGTTTGGCGATAGCGTTGGTGATAACACGCACACGTTTGAAAACTACTCCAAGTATTTGTCTAACAACGGCAAGAGCTTGGACTACGTTGTAACGCAGATCAGTTTCAACGAAGACAATGACAACCAGTCTGTGTTGTTTACGCCGACTAAGTACATTAACAAGACACAGTATGCTGTGACTAGCAAAGTGGCTAACACTCCTGAAGTGCAGAAGATGGTCGTTATGACACCATACCAAGCAGACATGTCAGGTAAGCCCAAGTTGGAAGCGCCTACGCCCATGGGTAAGATGCTTGATGAAGACGAAGAGAAGGCAATGGCTAAAGTAAAAGCTAGCCCTATTGACGAACCAATTAAGCGCCCCGCTAAGACCGCGCCAATACCTGTGACCAAGAAGGATTTGGATTCCGTGGTTAAGGCTTGGAGCGACGAGGAATAATTATGTCCTATGGTTACAGCCAACGCTTAGTAGACGCAATCCAAAACGATACTTCTTCTAAGTCGTTGGATGTGGCTTTAGGAAAGTTCCTACTCCGTAACAATATTCCGGTTGCCGAAGCATCAGAAGCTTTAGGGGTAAGTCGAATGACGATTTACAACTGGCTGATGGGGGAGACCCACCCCTCAAGAGAAAACGGTACTCGGATTATTGGATGGATGAGAACTTACAAAAAAGCCCAAAGAAACGCAAAAACAAAAAATGTCCCACTTTGACCTACTAGACGCAGTACTACCCACAGAAGGTCGGTACTGTGTGTTTGGGCTAGGGAAGTATCCAGATCAGAAGTTTTACGATACAAGAGCAGAAGTAGATGAGCAGATTGAGACGCTAGTACAGGCTAAGTTTGATGTGTTTTTTGGCTGTGCCAAGTTTGGCCCACTCAACAACCGCACACATGAAAATGTAGCGCATGTTCGCGCACTGTGGATGGATATTGATTGCGGCCCCACAAAGGCCGTACCCGATGAAAAGGGAGTTATCAAAGGTTATATTGACCAAGCCACAGGTCTTGCCGAGTTTAAAAAGTTCTGCAAAAACGTAGGGTTACCGCAACCAATTTTGGTTAGTTCAGGCTACGGCATCCACGCATACTGGTTGCTTGAAGAGACCTTAACTCGCACAGATTGGGAACCCCTTGCAAACCGCCTTCGTGAGTTGTGCGTAGAGCAAGGATTCATTGTCGACCCTGCTGTATTTGAAGCATCCAGAGTACTGCGTGTCCCCGGCACATACAACTTTAAAGCTGAACCAGTAGAAGTAACGGTTCTCAACGAAGTCACTCAGCGTATGACCTACGCACAAGTGAAAGAGCTACTCGGCGCACCCGACCCTGAACCGGAAGACGAGCGGCCAGACTTTATCCCGCGCACCATGAGTCCTTTGATGGAATCAGTGATGCAGAATAAAGTTAAGCGATTCAAAACAATAATGATGAAGTCAGCGCAGGGTGAAGGTTGTAACCAACTTCTGCACTGCTACGAAAATCAAGCCACACTCGACTACAACTTATGGCGCTCAGCGCTTTCAATTGCAACTTTTTGCATTGACCGAGATTCCGCAATACATAAAATGTCTGCGGAGCATCCCGACTACGACCGATTTAAAACTGAATATAAAGTTGACGATCTGCAACGCACGGGTGGGCCGCATCACTGCGCTACCTTTGAGAAGCAGAACCCCACAGGTTGTGAAGGGTGTAAACACAAGGGCAAGATCAAGTCACCAATCATGCTTGGTGTGGAGATTGAAGAAGCCGAAGACGAAGATTACGATGTTGTAATCGAAGCCGAGGATGGTGAGGTTGAGACTGTACGCATACCTGAGTACCCATTCCCATTTTTCAGGGGTAAAAACGGCGGCATTTACCGCAGGCCCGCAACTGACGAAGCAGAACCAGACCTTGTGTATGAGCATGATCTATACATCATCAAGCGGCTAACCGACCCCGATATTGGGGAGACATTGCTATTCCGATTGCACCTACCCATGGATGGCATGAAAGAGTTTGCAATCCCACTCGGAGTCCTTTCATCAAAAGACAAACTGCGGGAAGCATTAGCGGCCAAGGGTGTGGGCTTGTTTAGTAAGCAAGTTGACCTCATGTGCGTGTATGTGATTACGGCAGTTAAAAATTTACAAGTTATGCGGAGAGCAGATATTATGAGAACACAATTTGGTTGGGTTGATAACGACAGCAAGTTTATTCTTGGCGATAGAGAGATCACAAAAGACGGCGTGTATTACAGCCCGCCCTCACACATTACAAAGTCGGTAGCTGAACACCTTAACGAACATGGCGACTTTGATAAGTGGAAAGAAGTCTTCAACATGTACGCACAGCCCGGCCTTGAGCCACATGCTTTTGCGGCACTGACAGCGTTTGGTTCACCACTGTTGAAATTTACAGGTATGTCTGGCGCAATCATTAATTTGATCCACAGTAGCTCAGGCTCAGGTAAGTCGACAGCCTTGTTTATGTGTAACAGCGTATGGGGCCACCCAGTTAAGAACGCCTCGATCTGGAAGGATACGTTCAACGCAAAGATGCACAGGCTTGGTGTGATGAACAACCTGCCTAATACCATTGACGAGATTACGAACACCAGCCCTACGGAGTTCTCTGATTTGTCGTACAGCATTTCGCAGGGTCGGGGCAAGAACAAGATGCGTGGCTCGGTCAACGAGGAGCGTGTCAATTTGACTAGCTGGAATGGCATGACTTTAACGTCCTCAAACGCTAGCTTCTACCAAAAGCTTGGCGCGGCCAAGGATTCCCCCGATGGTGAGTCTATGCGTCTACTTGAGTATGAGATCAAGCCTAACAACCTGATTGATGTGCAGGTAGGTAAGCAGATGTTTGACCACCAACTGCGTGAGAACTATGGGTTTGCCGGTGAGATTTATGCCCAGTGGCTTGTCAACAACTTGGAAGACGCCAAAGACTTGGTGCGTCAGATTCAGGCCAAACTCGATAAGGAAGTTAAGTTCACACAGCGTGAGCGTTTCTGGTCAGCCGTAGCCGCATGTAACATTGCCGGTGGTTTGATTGCCAAGAACTTGCAACTGCACGACTATGATATGAAGCTAGTCTACACATGGTTAGTGGGTATGCTTGGCGAGATGCGTGAAGACGTAAAGCCACCAATCAGCAACCCCGCCTCTACCCTTGGCGAATTCATCAACGGCAACATGAACCACGCTTTGGTTGTGAACGGCGAGAATGACGCACGAAGCAACATGATCCCTATGCCGACTATGGAGCCACGAGGCGAGTTGTTCATACGCTACGAGCCAGACACCAAGCTGTTATGGATTGCGGCCAAATCATTTAAAGACTTTTGCGTTGAGCGCCAGATTAACTACAAAGATATACTCCGCGAGTTAAAAGAAGCCAATGTATTTAAAGAAGCAGTCAACAAGCGTATGGCTAAGGGTATGAAAGTTGTGTCCCCCGCAGTACGTGCCCTGATGTTTGATGCGTCTCAAGCTGATTTTATTCACATAGAAACCCCCGATGAAAATCGAGACAGTTCACTATGAGGTTAACTGGGCTAAGTTCCGCAAAGGGTACTCGTTTTTTGTACCCTGCATTGATACGGCAAAAGCTAAATCAGAACTTAACCGAGTAGCCCGCCGGTTAAAAATGAATTTACTTACCAAAGTAGTCATAGAAGACGGCATAAAAGGTTTGCGAGTGTGGAGGCTTTAAGCTAAACTCAAGTTGTCGGGAAGCAGTTGCCGACGATTTTTTTGGTTGCCCTCCTTTTACCCCCGGCTAATCCCCGGGGGTTTTTTTATTTCCTATTAGAGGCCATGTTTTCTAAGTTTATTTTGCGCACTTCTTCTTCACGCTTACGCAAATCTTCTCTAGATTTAAGCATACCCTTGCTAATTAGCGCATCATTGTGTTTGTCAAGTTCAATACCACGCCAAGATTTGTCTCTAGCTTTATCGCGTGTTTGGAGGGATTGAGCTACTTGTGAAAGGTCAATGCGCATTGTTGGATACATTGTGTTAAACGTATCAACTTCTTTCTCAACCTTCTTGTAGCCTTCCAAATCATTTTTGCGGTGGTAGCGATCAAGGTCGTTTAACAAACCAGTGCGTTCGTTTTCAACACGTTTCATCACTGCTGTTAGCTTAAAGTTAACTGCTTGTGCATTAGCTAATGGAGCCGACCGCAACCCAATTGCTTGCGCATACAAGTCCCATTTAGAAAACGCTTCTTTACTTGCAATCTCAGTACCTTTGTTATCTTTAGCGCCTTCTTCACTGTACCGTTGAGCAACTAAGATGTTACGAGCAATGGCAGGGGCCACTTTTTCTAAGCCCTTTTGCGAATCGCCATGGGCAAACGCATCATACGCATCCATCCAGCTTAGAACCATGTTTGCAGCAGGGCCAGCACGCTCCAACGCCCGCGCTAAAAATTCTTCACGGGAAGTTTGAGTTTCTTTTACGTCACGGAAGAACATGTTGTTCAAAGATAGACGGCTAGAGAAATCAACACCCGTTAACTTATTGAGTACACCTTTAGCCGCCAGATCACTTAAGTCGCCAAGGTTGTACCCGCCAATAGTTACATTGCCCAACTGTTCTGGCAAATAGATTTGCGTAAACCATGTGTCGCGGTCAAGGTCTTTAAGTTCTTGTGGGCGCTTTTTATCTTCCCATGCAAAACTTAGCAACGCCATAACAACGCTATACATAGGCAGTGCGGTAATGCCGCCAAGCAGTGCAGTACTGCTTAATGTGCCAAAGAAAATCTTAAAGGCTTCTAACCTACCCGCACCATCCAACCCAGCAATCATGCGGTAGAAGTTACGGATTAACAACGTCATAATATTTATTGCATACGTCGTAAACTGCAATGCAAGCCTACCACCGGGGGCTTTCATCAACGGAGACTTAGCGTAGTCGGCAAAGTTACCTTGCGATTCGTTGGTATCAAGAACAGCGTTATCTACGGACTGCTCAGGCGATCTACCCTTCTTGCGGTTAAGGCGGTACGAAGCAATCCAAACAACTTCGCGTGCAATGCGGTCGGCAGAGTGAAGCAAACCAAAAGTCATGGATGCAGCCGCAACTTTAACTTTTTCTGTCTTAGACATTACCTCTTCGGTAGACTTAACATTGAACTCAAATAACTCACTTGCGTAAGTAGATGACGTTACCGCCCGCAGTCGCATCTGTTTGACCGCCCACTTTTCTTCTTCATTAAGATTAAGTGCTTTTGAGTTTTCAATGGTTGGCATTACCCATGCCGTAGAACCATCAAGGCGTTTTTTAGTGACCGCGTACTCATCCCAAAACGCCGACATCTTGCCAAGCTCGTAGGCAGATTCCTTATAGCCGTACCTTGCCCCCAAAATAACAGCGCCCGTTTGAACAATACTAATTGGTTGGATAAGTGCGGTAGAAGGGCCAGACAAATAAGTAATAGCCGACAACCTATTCATAATGGTTGCAAACGTATCAAACCCACCACGCTCTCTTGGGTTTAGTTCCGATACAACTCGACGCTCCATGTCGTCAATAAACACTTCAACTTCAGGTCTGCCTTTAGCCGAATCCCTTGCAGCAGAAATAGAAAGGCGTAATTGAGGGCCATACTTTAGCCTTGACAGTTGCACTGCCATCTTGACGGAAGTTTCATTAAAGCCACGCAATACGTCCGTGCTAAAACCCGTAATGTTTTGACGTTCAACAAACTGCCCACGGAAAGAATTCTCTGGCATTGTGCGCAGGTACAACTCGTATACGGAGTCTTTTAAATTCTCTTTAGCTTTGGGGTCAGTGTCTTTAACGGCTTCGATTGCGGCAAACACATCTTTAAGCAAGTCACTCTTTTGGTAGGTAGTCTTGCGCAAATCAGCAATGTTGTTGCCGGTAATAATGTCGCCTTTGGGGATGCCATCCGCTACAAACTGTTCAGCCAATGCGTCCCGCTCAGTCATAGATGGGCGCATCCAAAACTCTCGTTCACCGCCTAATCCTTTTTTAACCGATAGAAAATATGGGCCTTCGCGGGTCAAAGCAAAGTACGGCGTAATACGTTTGCTGGCTTCATAGATTTGTTTAATCCGCGCCATAATGAGCGCTTTGCCGTCTTCTGGAATGTTCTCGGCATTGATACTTTCTTCAAGCAAAAACATGTAGTAGTCGGTCATGTCGTTGAGGTGATCGCGCATCTCTGTGTACACACGTTTACCGTCGGATGTTAAACCGTTAAACATCTTGTCTAGGGTTGCGCTGCGGCGAGTAGCGCTCTTGTCGGCGGGGTCAATTCTTTGCAATGTTGACGCAAGGGCTACGTCTTGAATTCTCTTCATCTCACCGGGGTGCTTTGCAAATACGCGCATAGCATCAGTGCTTATATCCGCAGCGGCTTCCATAAGAATCTGTGTCATACCCGTCATTTTTTGCATTAATACATTTGTATTGGCTAGCTCAGGTACATAGTAGGAACCCCAACTTGCGGCAACATCAATATGCAACGGCACTAACACCGCTTGCATTTGCTTCCTGTCCATGGATTTCCATAGACGATTAAGCGCTGGCAAAATCTTTTTAGGATCACGCAATGAGTTAAGTAGAGAAGCGTTTTTAGCAATCTCTTCTGCATCCCTGCTTCTTTGTATTTGGTCAAGGTGGTATTGCACCCGCTCTTCAATGTCGGCTTGTGTTTCCTGTATCACATTAGTGGATTCCACCGGCATCTTAGGCGTCTGAGTGTAGATTTTGCCGACACGGGCTTCACGCACTGCGTTGGCTTTGTCAGCCTTAGCAATCATCTTCATTGTGGGCGTCAGTTTAGAAGACACAAGTTTGTCGGTAACCACAATCAAGTCTGACAACGCATTAACGGTGTCAGTAGCCATGCCAAGCATTTCACGAAGCGCATCTACAAAGCGGTTAAAGAAACCTGTCTCTTCTTCAAAACCATAAGCCCCCATCAGGAACTTTTGGAAGAAGGGGTCGGTCATGCCATAGGAAACAAACTCGTGCGGATTGCTGAACACACCAGACACGGTCTTTAGGTAGAACATTTCTGCGGGCAACTCACCTAAATTAGCTAGGCGGTTGTACTCATCCTTAGCGTTGTTCATCACCGCAAGAAGATCGTTATACGCACGAGTTAGTTTGGCATCACTTGAGAACCCACGTTGAACCGCAAGAAGGGCCAACTCAAGTTTTTGTTGCAATGCAGCATGAAGTGCTTCGTGTAATACTGTAGTGTTATTAATACCTTGGAAGCTACCTGCACTAGCGCCACGCACAAAAATAGTACGTTCGCCAGTAGCTGTATTTTCAAAGTAAACGCCACGAGCGCGGGAGTCTTCATTGCCCCATGCTTCTTGGTGACGAGCTAATTGCTCCGGCAGCGGGTCGCTTTCTTCAACTACAACAAAGTTAACACCAGCTACCAATGCGCGGAGGCGCTTAGCCAAGAACTTTTGAAAGCCAGTTCCCGTTTTAATAACTCTAGTTAAGGCTTGCGCGGCGTTCTTTGCGTTCTTAAACCCTTCATCTGCGGCTTCAACTTCGTCGTTGCTTGCAGTGCTTTTGTTTACTCGCTCTTTTGCTAAATATTTACGGCCAGCCGTTACATCATCAATTTCTTTCTGTGAAATCTTTGAACGATCAGCAAGGGCGGCTTTAACACGATTACCCAAGGCAGTGCCACGGTGCTTAGTTTCTAAGTCCATTAACGCATTTATATGCGCACGCTTATGCGCACGCTTTTCGTTTTCTGCGTCCCTTAAACCTTCTTCATCGGCAATATTGGTTTCGTCAATGGGCGCATTGGCTTCGTCTAATTTAGTTTGGAGCGCAGCCAGCGCACGCTCGCCCTTCATGTAGTCGGCACGGCCTTCGGTGCGGGCTTTCTCTTTTTCCGCACGTTGTTCTTCGGTGATTGCAGCCTTTGGCCGACCACGTTTACCTTTGCTTACTCCTGCGGCTGTTGATGCCGCTTGTCCTTCTTGCGTTGTTTGCTGGGTTTGAGAGGTCTTAGTGCCAACGTCGGCTCCTTTAGTTTCTACAGGGGTTTTCCTTGCTACTTCTCTAGCTGCATCAAGTTCATCAAGTTGTTTAATAATGGCGTCAAATTTAGCTGAAGCCTCCTTGCGCTTGGCTTCTAAAGCCTTTACAGCTTCGTATTTTTTGTCTGAATCATAGTTACCGTTTTCATCAAGCACTAACGGTTTGCCATTGTCGTCTAAAACGTCCGCTGCGCGAATACTATCTAAGTCAATTAGTTTGTCTAATAAAACCGAGCTTTCTTCGCTTGCTTCATCAAGCTGTTTAAGAAGTTCGTTGCGTTTTTCAAAATACTTTACGGTGTCTGTTATGTCTGCGTCTGTTATCGGAGCGGGCTTAGCTCGTTCTTTGAGTGTTTGGTCTTGGTCAATTTCTAGCCCTGCTGTTTCTTCATAACTAGGGCGACGTTTATTTGGTATGTTGCGAACCAACATAGCCATACCTGTATCACCCGCTTGTTCATACCGGTCGGCGACACGTTTAATACGGGCATCAGTATCGTTATATGCAGGGGCTGTTGGGTCGTCTTTGGTACGCTTGGCGTATGCTTCTTCGTCGGTTACTGCAACGGGCTCAGTTCTTTTTCCTTCAACAGGCTCTGTAACATCCGTTCCAGCAAGAACCACTCCATCTCGTTCAGCTTCTCTAACTCCTGTGGTGGTGGAAACGTCGTCGGTTGATTGTGCAGATAGCGCAGAGCTCTCTCCATCTGCTTCACTGATAGGTTTTGTAACATCTTCTGTTCCCTCTTGAGTAGACGCATTTGTTTCTGTAACCTCTGGTGTTCCGCCAAGTCTAGCGGTTGCAATGCGTAGCGCATCAGCAGGGTCAATACCACGACGCTCTAATATAGCGGCTGCTTCTTTAATTTGTTCTGGTGTTACTTGTTCTTTAATAGGAGCAGCTTCCGAAGCTACCGTAGCGGGCGCAGATTGTTCTTCAGCCGCAGGTTTTCTACGCTTAGCTAAGGCGTCTTTAAGTATTTGGCGCTTGTCCGCAGGAGGTGCAGGTTGTTCCTGTTCTGGCTCAAGCGTCGGTTCAATCTTTGGCGCTTCTTCTACAGTTGCTTTTTCAGCGCCGGGTGTTCTGGCTATGCGAATAGCGCCCATACCTGCGGTTGGGCCAAGAGAGCCAGCGGCTTCTGCTGCGCCAGATTCAAACATTTCTTTGGCGGTTTCGGCGGTAGCAAACTTTTTACGCTCACCTGTTTGAACTTTACCCGCAGCCTGCGCACCTTCTTGCAAACTACCCGCCACAAATTCTTCAGTACCTTGTTTGGGTAATTCTTTAAGCGCTTCTTTAGTCGCGCCTTTTTTACCCATTGCTTGAATAGAACCTTTTACGCCTTGTTTAACAAGAGACGCGGCAGGGCCAAGCACTGTGTCTAACGCACCAGAAGCAATAGCAACAGCTACGTTAACGTCGTCGGTTTCTTGTA